AGGAGAAAAACCGGATTTTATTAAATCTTTAAATAAAGCTTCTGATAAATACATCAAAGATTCTAAAAAAAAACATAGAAAATTATTTAAAACTACTAATGACTATGGTCAATTGCATTACTCTGGTTCTTTAGCTAACGACAATAATTTTTTGGACTTTAGAAATTATATTGGTGCTAGGTCTTGGGAGTTTTTAGATGATCACGGTTATGACATGGATCAATACCAAACTATTCTTAGCCACATGTGGGTCCAGGAGTTTAGCCAAAATGGGGGTGGACATCAATCTACACAAGTTAGTCCTAACCAACACGTATCTGGATTCTATTTTTTAAAGTGTAGTGACAAAACATCTTTTCCTATTTTTCATGAACCAAGAACCGGGGCTAAAGCAACTAAATTAAAAATGAAAACAAAATTAAATGGTCCTGTTAGTGGGACAGGGTTACTTCATTTTAAACCTGTTCCCGGTACTTTAATTATTTTTCCAAGTTATTTAGAATATGAATTTGCAATAGATGCAGCCATTGAACCATTTAGATTTATACAATGGAATATACAATCCGTACCAAAAGAAATAGCAAAAGATGCTTAAAAATATTTTCAGTACATATCTTTATGCAGGGAAATGTGATGTTAGTTTAACTAAGTTTAAAAAACATATTCTTGACACAAGGAAAAAAAATAAACAAGGATTAATAGTAAGCAATAGAAAAGGTTGGCAAAGTAATTCTTTTAATAAAATAAATAACCATAACCAAAAAGTGTTTGAGTTTTTAAATAAAGAAGTTGATAAAGTTACAAAAAATTTAAATCTTAAAGACAACATTAAATTACGTGGTTATTGGTACAACATAAATAATAAATTTTGTTTTAATGTACCACACACCCATGCAGATTATAAATTAGTTTTATCGGGTGTTCTTTATATAACAACACCTAAAAATTCTGGTAACATTGTTTTTACTAGAAACGATCCTGTTTGTGATATGATGTATGCTTCAAGTAAAGTAAATAATTATAATGAATATACTTCAAGTAATTTTACAGTCATACCAAAAGAAAAAGTTTTTCTTTTATTTTCTTCTGGTACACCCCATTATGTAGAACCAAGTTTAAGCAATCAAGATAGAATAAGCATTAGTTTTAATTACGGAATATGAGTTTTAAAAAAAATAAATACATTATTATTAAAAAAGCTATAGACAAGTACCTAGCTTTATTTCTATACAATTACCTATTGGTTAAAAAACAAGTTTTTGTTACTTGTTTAGAAAAAAAATATATATCTCCTTTTGAAACTATGTTGGGTTTCTATGAAGATAAGAATGGGCAGGTTCCAAATACCTATGCTTGCTATGCTGATATCGCTATGGAAACGTTAATGTTAAAGTGCCAGCCTATTATGGAAAAACATACACAGTTAAAATTAAACCCAGCTTATACTTATGCAAGAGTTTATAAAAAAGGAGATGAATTAAAAAGACACAAAGATAGATTTAGTTGTGAAATATCTACTACTATGAATCTCGGTGGTGATGATTGGCCAATCTATTTAGAACCTTCGGGAGAATTAAATAAAAAAGGTATTAAAGTAATTTTAAAACCAGGGGATATGTTAGTCTATTCTGGTTGTGATCTAGAACATTGGAGAGATAAATTTAAAGGACAAGACTGTGTCCAAGTGTTTTTACATTATAACAATAAAAAAACAAAAGGGTCTAAAGACAATCTGTTTGATAAACGTCCTCATCTAGGACTACCCAACTGGTTTAAAAAATAACTAACATGAATATATTAATATTCGGTTTACCTGGGTCAGGTAAAAGCACTTTTGCATTTAACTTATGTAAGGAAAAAGATGTTGCTCATTTTAATGGAGATGTCGTTAGAGACATGTTTAATGAAAAAAAATTTACAGAACAAGATAGGATTGACCAGGTAATACGTATGGAAAAACTATGTAATATGACAAAGAAACATTGTGTTGTAGATTTTGTCTGTCCTTATGATCAATTCAGAAGCTTCTATGATATAAAAATTTTTATGAATACTATTGAATTTGGGCGTTATGATGATACAAACAAGGTTTTTGAGAAGCCACTCAAAGTAGATTATGAAATTAGTAGCTACGATTACAGTGATATAATCAAAGAAATTACAACTAGATTTTAAATAAATCTCAATATATAGTGCTATACTATGCTACAAAAATTAGGTTTTGCACCAGGATTCAATAAACAAGTTACCGAAACAGGGGCCGAAGGTCAATGGTTTGATGGTGACAATGTACGTTTTAGATACGGAACTCCCGAAAAAATAGGGGGGTGGTCTCAATTAGGTTCAGATAAATTGACAGGAGCAGGTAGAGCTATTCATCATTGGGATGATAATGCAGGTATTAAATATGCTGCTATTGGAACTAATAGAATTCTATACGTTTATTCAGGTGGTGGCTATTATGACATACACCCAATTAGAACAACTTTAACTGGTTGTAAATTTAACAGTGCTTCTGGGCAACCGACTGTAACTGTAGACACTATTATTTCACACGGATTAGTACAAGACGATATTGTTTTGTTTAATTCTGTAACAGGTTTATCCGGATCTACTTTTCAAAATGCTACATTTGAAAACATAAAATTTATGGTTACTTCAATACCGTCTGCAAGTTCTTTTACAATTACAATGGCAACTAATGAATCTGGAACACCTTTAAGTAATTCTGGATCAGCTTCTACTCTTTGTTATTTTAACGTAGGCCCATCTCAACAGCTGGGTGGTTATGGATGGGGTACAGCAAATTTTGGAGGATCACTTGCTGGTGTTGCAACATCAACTTTATCAACAGCTTTAACAAACACTACCACAACAACCGTAGTCCTTGCTAACTCAACAGCGTTTCCTGCATCAGGAGAAATTAGAATTGGTACGGAAGATATTAGTTATGCAGCCAATGACACGGGAACAGGGACTTTAAGTGGTGGGGCTCGTGGGGCAAATGGTACGACTAAGGCTCTACATAGTGGTGGAGCAACTGTAAGTAATATTTCAGAATTTGTAGCTTGGGGCGATGCTTCTTCTGCCGATTTTACAATTGACCCTGGTCTATGGGTGCTAGATAACTTTGGTACAAAATTAATTGCACTTATATACAATGGTCCATGTTTTGAATGGGATGCATCTAGTACCACTGCCACATCAACAAGAGCAACTATTATAGCAAATGCACCAACTGCATCACGTCACGTACTGGTTTCAACTCCCGATAGACACTTAGTATTTTTTGGAACAGAAACAACAGTTGGGAACCCTGATACACAAGATGATATGTTTATTAGATTCTCGGACCAAGAAAGTATTGATCAAACAGATTCATATACAGTACGAGCTGAAAACACAGCAGGTACACAAAGACTTGCAGATGGCTCTAAAATTATGGGAGCTATTAAAGGTAGAGATGCAATTTATGTTTGGACGGATACTGCATTATTTTTAATGAAATTTGTAGGACAACCTTTTACTTTCTCCTTTGAACAAGTGGGAACTAACTGCGGATTATTTGGTAAGAACGCATGTAGAGAAGTAGATGGTTCCGCTTATTGGATGTCAGAAAATGGTTTCTTTACATATGATGGTCAACTGCAATCTATGCCGTGTTTAGTTGAAGACTATGTTTACGATGATATAAACGCTACATCAAGAGATCTTATTAATGCAGGATTAAATAATTTGTTTGGAGAATTAAGTTGGTACTATTGTACAAATGGTTCAGACGCTGTAAATAGAGTTGTTACTTATAACTACATAGATTCAACACCAGACAGACCTATATGGACAACTGGTACTTTACCTAGAGCAGCTTGGCAAGATTCTGCAGTTTTTGATAAACCACACGCAACTTACTACAGACCAGATGAAAACGATTCTTTTGATGTTGTTGGAAATACAGATGGAAGTACTATATACTATAGTCAGGAAACAGGAACCGATCAAGTAAATGCTGGTGGTAATATAACTGCTGTGATAGGAACTATAACTTCAGGTGATTTTGATATTACTCAAAAAAGAAGTAATACAGGACAAGCTGTGGGGACACCGGACCTTAGAGGAGATGGTGAATACATTATGAGAATCAGTAGATTCATACCAGATTTTATAAACCAAACAGGGGATACTCAAGTTAGTTTTACAACTCGAATGTATCCAAATAGTTCACCAGTTACCAGTAATTTTTCAATAACAAATTCAACTACTTTTAAAAGCACTAGAGTTAGAGCTAGATCTATTGCATTAAAAATAGCTAACACATCTAGTGGACAAGATTGGAAACTAGGAACATTTAGATTAGATATATCTCCAGGAGGATTAAGATAATGGCTACTGACAAAGAGATAAGAGACGCGGGTTTACTATACATACCTAAACAAAAATATTTACAGAACCCATATAATTTACCTATAGCACCAGTGCCACCGCCTGCAAGTGGGGGTATAGTAAATACAAATGCTTTTACAAATAGTGGTGGTGGAGAAACTAGGTACGACAACTCTTTTCTTCCTGACCTTCCTCAATTTAATTATGTAGACATGGTTAGAAAATATGGTGCTGATTCTAAACAAGCACAACAAATGTTAACAAAAGCAGGTGCAACTTATCCAGGTGGTTTTCAAAGTAATGAAGGTGGTTTTCAATATACAAATTCTTTTCCAGATAATTCTATACAAATGGAAAACCTTGATAATAATTATTCTGTTAAAGGTAATACTTTTCAAGGTAAACAATTTAATCAAAGTATTGAAGATGAAAAAGCTATGATTGCAGATATGGCTAGTGAGGAAGATTATAACCCAAATGCACCAGCAAATTACACATATAACAAAAATAGGTTTTCTACTATCGACGGTCAGAAAAATGTTTTTGATGTAAATGTACAAGGTGATCCAGCATTAAACCCAGGTTCAAAAATGGCTCAAGGTGATGATCCTTACAGTGAAAAAGCGTTTCAAGAAGAGGAAGATAAAAAAAGTTTTTTATCTAAAATGATTAGTAGAGCAAAACAGGTGGGTTCAGATCTTCCCGGTTGGGCTAAGGCGGCAGCAACAGCTATAGGTGGACCATTTGCAGCAGCAGTATCATTTCTTGGAAGTGGTAAAAATTATGAAAAATTTGATCCAAGAGGAAATATTAAAGGTGGGGTATATACTGTAGACGGAGTCAATTATGCAAATCTAGATAATGTAAATGATTTTTATGATAATGACCCATCAAGTTCCACTTATGGTACAACCAGATTTGACAGAGCCGCACCTAATTCATTTGCATCTTATAGAACTTTATCAGCTTACCTTAATAGAGATAAAGGTAATGATAACGATAATAATGTTACAACTACTACACCTAATACTACTACACCTAATACTACTACACCTAATACTGATTATGAAGATCAATCTTATGAGGGTGGTGGAGGTGGTGGATTTAATAATGATAACAGCACTGGATATGATGAGGGTAATTTTTGTTTCGATCCAAAAACTCCTATTCAAATGGCAGACGGTTCAACTAAAAAAATTAAAAACATACAATTGGGTGATAATACTAAAGGCGGAGAAGTTACAGGTGTATTTCAATTTAAAGCATCTGATGAAATTCACGATTACAAAGGTGTTACTGTTGCAGGTAGCCACTACGTTAAAGAAAATGGTAGATTTATTATGGTCAAAGACAGCCCGCTGTCTGTTAAGATCGATAAGATACCAGTTGTTTACTCATTAGATACAACGGGCAGAAGAATCTTTATTAACGATATCGAGTTTGCTGATTACAATGGTGATGGTGTTGCTAAAAATTTCTTAACAAATGCGGGTGTTAATTTAT